CTAAAATTTAGTAATTTAATATTTTTATTTTTACTTAATAAATAACCATCAATAGCATCTGCAGCTCCTTTAGTTGGAACTCCACCATTAAACATTGTGATACCACCAACATGCGCAAATAATGCATTCTCTTTAGATATTTCAGAAAATGCAGCTGGAGCATCAGCGCCAAAACCATTTGTTATGTTTGATGCTAATTGTAATAACATTTTACTATCTGTAGATTTTTCAACGATTGCTTTTAATTGTTTAGATTCTGCATCAGTAAAAAATCTTGTAGGTAAGTTATAATATTTGCCAGCAGTGGTTGCTGAATTTTTTCTTGCTGCCAGACTTTCTGTAAATAGTTTTTTATTTTCTTCAGATGGATTGATCATTACATCGTTAAAATTAATATTATTTAAAGTAACAATGTTTCTTTCAGATGCTGTTCTTAATAAATCTTTTTCTAAATCTGTTTGTAAATCTGCTTTAAATTTTTTAACTATTTCATATTTTTTTAATTCAGCAATAGGTACATCTTTGTTTTCAGCTTTTGAAGTAGTAATCATTGTTTCCATTTTACTAATTTCTGCATCCATTTCTGAAAGTGATTTACTTCTAATGTTTAAAATAATGTTTCTTTTTTCTATTAAAGCATCAATCTTTCTTGCGTTATCAAAATTATCAACTGCTATAGATCTTTCTTTCGCAGCATTAAGAGCATTAATTCCTGGATCATTACCTTTATCAATTTGAGCTTCATAATCTTTTAAATTATTGCCTGATGTTTCATCTATTTTAAGAGCTGATAGTTTTGCATGAGATCTTAACTTTTCAATCTTTTCTATAGGTAAAGTAGAATTTGCAACAACATCATTAATCTTTGCTGGATCACGATCAAGTGTTCTTAAACCTTTATAATAATCTACATCTTCTCTAACTTTGTTTTTTTCTTCTGCAGCTTTTTTCCCATAAACTCTATTATAAACATCAGATTCTAAAATAGTATTAAGTTCATTTTGTGCATTAGATATTTCAAGATCAGTCTTTCCATAAACAATAGATTTTTTTAAACGATCAGTATTTGCTTCTACTGCAAGTCTATTTCTTTCTAATAAATTATTAGTAGAAGAGTTTCTAATAAGAATAGAATCTTCTACAGCTTGTTTTTGAAGAAATGCTTCAAGTGATCTTTTAGCTAAAAAACTTTTAGTAGTTTGTGAATGATAATCTTGAATCTTTTTAAATTCTTCTTTATAATATTTATCTGCTTGATCAGGATCTTCCATTTTAGATGCATCTTCTTTAACTTTAGATAAACCTGGAATATTTTCATCGCCATTATATATCTTTTCTTTTTTCTCTAAAATTTCTGTATCGGCTTTTACTTTTTCTTTTTCTATAATAAAATCTGTAACAGCTCCGGTAAATTTAGATGAGGCAGCTCCAAGAGCTGATGCTGTTTCCATACTAACTCTCATACCAGGAGTAGTTTGTACAGCTCCTATTTCTTCTGTGGGTCTAATTTGAGATTGATAAATTTTAATTGCCATAAATTATCCTTTTTTTGTTGCACTTTGATAATTTCCTAACAAAGATGCTCCGGCTTTAAAGTAACTTACAGTTTCAGCAACTTGTCCACGATATCTTTCAACTCTTGCTTCAGCTCTTCTCATTACAGCTTCATTTTCTAATTGTTCTTTTTTAACAAGAGCATTATATTCTAGCATATCTCTATCTCTTGCAAAGTTTAGAGCATTGTCCATAAATACTCTTAAACCAGTTCCTTCTTCTGTAACACCTCTTACTGCATAACCAGTTCTAATGTCTCCAGTTGATTTTGTTTCTAGTGCGTAAATTTGTGGTAGATCAAATTTTTCATAAACTTTATATCCTTGCTGCGCTTTTTGTTCTAAAACAACAGCATCTCTTTCCATTAAAGCTGCATTAGCGTTAGCTATTTTTTTCTGCGACTGTCCAGTTATTAGATCACCTACAAATGACATATCAATAAATCTTTGCGAACCTTATGTAATCAGCACCATCTGGTCCATAATGTTTCATTAAACCCTCTGATTTTAAACCTAACCATTCAGCAAATTTTATCCCTAAAACAAAATCTGCTTTTACAGCGGTTTGTAATCTTTTCACTTTATAAGTTTTTGTTAAAATATCTAGTTTTTTTTTAACGTGTCTTGCAATAGATATAGGATTCTTCCATACATCATTAGTTGCCAAAACCCATCCCTCAGCAACATTATCCCATAATATGCCAATACCGCCTGATACCACAATCTTTCCATCTTTGATAGCAGTAAATGACATTCCTGGTATTTCTAAAAATAATGCATATTTTTTAAATTGCGGTGCAATCTGAATAGCAGGATCATTCATTGGATTGCTAATAATATGATGTGCATGTTCCTTTTTAAAAGGAATAATATTAATGTTATCCATCATTAGTAATCAATCTTGGATATAATGATAATATTGTCATAGGTAGAGCTTGATCTTGTATTACAAAAAGATATCCATCAGTTTCAAAGTTACCTCTAAATTCAATTTTCTTATCTCCAGTAAATAAAGGAACAGCAACATCCATAGATGCAGCAGAAGATCTAAATGGTATTTCTTCTAAGTTAGAAGTATCTGGACCCACCTTAGCTCCGACTGTTTCGTAAAATCTTAATGTAACATCAAATATTCTTTTTGTTTTTCCTTGTGAAGTTCCATCTTGTGATCCAACATCTAATCTCATTGTTTGTAATGTTGATGTATAACCTAATCCAATTTTTGCAGCAGTTGTTGTTCTGTCTAATGTAATAGATCCTGAAGATACAGTTTTATTAGGATGTGTTGATCCATTAGCAATAACAGTTACAGACTGAGCTTCAAGATGATCTAATCCAGTTAATGTGCTAGTTGCAGATCCTGAATAAGATAAACCACTGTCAACAAATTGAAATTGTGTAAGTGAACTATCAAATTGAAATGGTGTAAAATATTCTACATATCTTCTTGTTACTCCATTTATTGTTCTTTTAACAATAACCCAAAGTTGATCTTCATCAGTTCTATTATAAGAATTTCCAGAAATAGAAATAACACTTTCAACAATACCATGAGTTGTAGCTCCAAAAGATCCACCTAATTTATGTTGATGCCAAGCAACAACTTGTTCTGATCTTTGATATGTTAAACCAACTAAAATTCCATCTCCACGAATACCCCAAATAATACTATGTGGTTCTTGTTGATATGTTAGTTCATCTAATCCAGATAAGGTAACGTCTTCGGCTAGGATAGTCATGTCTGGTGCTACATATCCATCTGTGTCAAAATTATAAGCTAATTCTCTTAATTTTCTTTTAGCACGTTGAACAAATAAAGTTGCATTACCAACTGATAGTGCATCTATATTTGATGCTCCATAATTAGATTGTTTTTTAATATTAATATTTGTAGGCGATACTGCAGTTCCGGTAGAATCTGAGTTTAATGTAAATTCACCACCTGAAGTTAATATAATTAATGTTCTTGTTGCTTTTAAAGATTGTATGACGTTTACTTGATTTGATGCGATTGTATAAATCATTGCATCATCTGCAGCAACAGTTCCTCCTCTATTCTCGTGCATGTTTTCATAATCTCCTGATCTTGAAAAAAATAATGTTTGTGGTTGATCACTTGTTCCTGCAAATACTAATCTTTGTTCATAGAAAGTTACGCAAGAAGGATGACCAGTAGTGTCTGAAAAAGCGCCTAATGCCCACGCAGTAGTAGTAGAGGAAGAACCCATATCTTTTAAAACTGTTGCTGTTACAACTGTTGTGCTAGTAATAGCTGTGATCTCACCATAACCATCTCTAAAAGTAAAAAGTCTACCAACATCAGTAGATTGAAAACCTGTATTATTATTAATTCCAGTTATAGCGGATGCTGTTAATGTTCTTCCTGTTCCAACAGTATGTGATGACATACCAAATGTTGTAGTTGTAATATTATCATCTAAATAGGGTCCATCAGTAAAATCTACTTCTGTAATTGTCCAGGATGTATGTCCAGTTCTAGATAATTTTTTTACAGAATAATCAGGATGACATAAATACATAACATCAGCTGATTGAGCATATTTAATGTTAAATAAATCTGCAGTTAAATAAGTTGTTGTTAATGTATAAACTCTATTTGCAATACCACCAGATGTGTATGCAGTATAAGATGTAGTGTTTACGTTATTACCATCTATATCTTGTAACTGAAATGTATTAGTTGCAACACTTGCTACTTTAAATCTTTTACCATTTACTTGTGTCATTCCCACAACACCAGTAATAACAACAGTATCTCCATTAGCAAAACCATGAGTTGCTGATGTAACAACACCAGGATTAGCTTGAGTAATACCTGTTATAGTTTTATTAGCTTCTAATACAGCTCCATTATCTTTATAAAAACGAATATAATTATTTCCAAATTCTAAAGCATAAGATTGTTCAGTTGAAAATTCAAAAGGGATTAATCTTGTTTTTAAAGAAGATGTTTTAACTTCTGCTGCAAAGGTAGTTCCTGGTCTTCGTGTAACCGAACCATGAGGTTGAACTATAAAATTTTCTAAAGTCTTGCAGCCACTAAAATATTTTTGGAAGTCTGTTCTTCCTTCCATACGATCAGATAACTGACCCCCAGTAAAGTTAGTAAGAGCTGTTGATACTCTTGCCATAATTAAAACCTACTGTTGATAAATTCGTCTGATAATATTACATCAACTTGACCCATATTAGGATCTGTGTTTTGACCCTCTGTAGCATCAACGTGTTTAGCTTCACCTAATTTATCTTTATAAATTTCTTTCATTGTTGTTACTAATGTAGCATTAGCAGTAACAGCAAAAGCAATATCAGCAGCTAAAGCAGCTGAAATAGTTTCAGCAAGTAATGTGTCATATTCATTTGGATCGGTAACTAATTTTACATATTGAAGTTTTATTGGAGATACGTTTGCCATTATTTTTCTACCTTCAATTTTATAATCATAATCATAATCAGATATTGTAATAACTCTTAAACAGTCTGATGGTAATGTAAATTGTTTAGCCCAGCCCCAAGCAGGAGTTGCTGTGTCTGCTGCAAGCTCTTGTCTTGCCATTAAACAATTCCAGGCATGAGATCTAAATACCGCATTACGAATACTTTCATATCTTGCATTACAAAGTCTTGCATTTTTAGAATCTTCTGTAAGTGAAAGGATTGTTGAAGCACCAAGCTGGTTTAATGCATTATTACAAATTTCTACTACTGATGCCATATTAATCTTTCTTTACTACAATATTGTATTTTTGCCAAATCTCTTCTTGAGATAAACCTGTTTCATCTTCTTTTTGTTTTCTTCTGCTATCAATTTTATTTTGTTTAATAACTTCAACTAAAGCGTAACGATATACATCACTAGAATCACCCCATTGAAAATGCAATAAAACCTTAGGTTTTGGATATGCAAACAAACATCCTGGATCAAAATCACTTAGAGTCATTTTTAATAATGTACTTTCTTCTTAATTGTCTAGGTTTAATCAATGCAAAGATCTCAGCTTCTGTAAGTTCTAAGTCTTTATCAAAACCATGATGTGCAGTTGATGTATGTTTAAATCTATCAACTAGAACATAGCGATAGATATAATCTTTATTTTGGAAATGTAAAATGGTTTTTACTTCGTTGATTTTTTTCATGAATGAATAGTGGGGATTTTACTCCCCACTATTTAAAGTAGTATTAATCTACTACGTATCTGATAGCAATTTGAACTACTCCTGAAGCAGTACCACCTGCTAAAGTTATAGTTATAGGTAAGCCATCTTCATTAGCATCAACCACTGAACCTGCACCTAATGCAATAGTTGCAAAGGCATCTGTTCTAGCAGCAGATGATGTAGATGTTGCAGCTAAGTAGCTAGCAGCAGCGGCAGCAACTGTAGTACCTGCAGCATTTTTATAGGCAGCATTTCCAACTGATAAAGTTGTAGATGCACCTAAAGCCGCATTAGTTAAATAACCATCAATGATTCTTGCACCATTGGGTAAATTAACCATTTGAACAACGTCAGCGATAGCTGCAGATGCTAATGTAATATCAGCAAATGCAACTCTTATTCTTCCACCTAGTTCATTAGTATCAATCTTTTCAGAAGGTACGTTTTGAGACCATTTGGTTTTTTGGTTTGAGTATAATGTAGCCATTATATTTTCTCCTAGTTAGTTATTATTCGTCGCACGCTATTTGAACAACTTTTTCTTCTTCCATTCTAGTTGCGCCAATGCTCATGCAGTAATAAACTTGAGTGCTGTACGATTTGTCAGCTCTTTCATCTATTCTTGCCATAACATCTTTACCGATAGCTAATTTAATAGCATCAGCTGTAAAGGCATAACATAGTCTGTCGTCAGTGTTAGTTGCATCAAATGCTAATCTATTGCTAACAATAAATTTAAAACCTAAGAAAGAGTCTACTTGACCCTGAGCTAGAGCTTTAACTGTATTGAAATCAGCAGATGTGATTTGTGTTGTTCCTAATAAATCAGAGATTTGTTTTGGTCCACATACAAAGTATCTTTGTATAGATGGATCAACATCATTTACATCTAGGATTTTTTTAGCTTCCAACAATTTAGTTATAGTTAAACCATCAGTTTGTGATGAACTGTAAGGTTTTTGACCAGAAGGTAAAGATACCGAAGTAGCTCCAGTTTCTCCTGTATAACTTGTGCCGCCAAGAGCTGTAATGATAACATCATCCATCGCTCTTCCCATAGCAGCAGCCGCAGCTTTTGCATAAGAAGAAGTTGGATCAATTAGCATTCTAACTTTGTCTGCATTGTCTATTAGATCAGCCCACTCATAGTCTCCAAGACTAACTCGTCTACGACTATGTGGAGTGTCCACTTGGGGTGTATCCGAGTGGCGCGATGTTCTTAGAACAGCAGTAGTTTTTCCTACTTGATCAAAGAAAGCATTTTTGCCAACGATTGTTTCAACATCCGCAGCGCTTCTTAAATACGATCCCATTTGTTGAGATAGCATTTGTACGTTTGAACTGTACTGCTGTACAAAAGCAGTTGTTATTTGATTTGACATATTGTCATCTCCATTGGTTAAGTTTAATTTAAATAAACGAATGGATTTTCCACAACGTGGATCTATTCTAGAGTTTTACATCTTCGTAGATGTTTGTCTTTTCCAAATGCCAATAGGGTCTAAAAGATTATCCTAGTGATTTGCTCTATACATCAGTTAACTGCTGACGTAAAGCGAAAACTTCTTGAACAGCTTTATCATGGTTTGGATGTGATTTATTCCAATAAGCAGATCCTGGAGCTTGCAATTTAGCTATCTCACCTTCTATTTCATTAGGAGTTAAATAGTTTGGACCAGATTGCGCTACAAAGCTATCTTCTCCTACCATTTCAGCTAATTTAGCAAATGCTTTAACAACTTGTGGATGATCACCTAATTTAACACCACTTTCTAAATTCATGTTAAGAACATCTTCTCCAACATACTCTCTAGCTAATTGTGATGCTTTAGTTATCTTTTGTTCAAAAGCTCTACCAAATTCTTTACGAAGTTGTTGTTCACTTTCAACACGAGCTGTTTCAGCAGCAGCATCTAAACTTTTTAAATTTTCAGACATCATGTCGTTATAGAATTTAACAACACCATCTGCTTGCTGTGGTAATAAACCTAATTTGTGAGCTTGCTCAGAAAATACTTTTAAAGCGCCTTCATCAATGTTTGCATCTTCAGATATATTATATTTATATTCTTCCGGAGATTTGGGTCTTCCTAGTTTATCATAAACTACATTCCAATCTTCTTCAGTTGCATGTTTATTAGGTAGTGGTATTTTTTCTACCCCAACTAATTTTTGTGCATGAATATAACTTTTAGCTAAACTATTAATATCTTTAATAGGTGCTAAAGATTTATCTGCTCTGATGTCTTCTGCAATACTTGTTTTCCAATCTACTGCAGCTTGTTCAACTACACTTGTAACATTATTATTTACTGGAGAAGTCGCTGGACTTCCAGATGGTTGAACTACTTGTTCTACCACTGCCTGTTGATCACTCATTATTTCCTCCATGTTTTTTGTTGATCATTGATTTAATAAATAGATAGACAGATCTTTGTCCCTCTAAATATGCGCTTTCATAACTATCTCCTTTAACGAAAGTAGTTACGTTAGCATTACATCTTCGCTCTAGATCCTCAAGAACTTTTTCTCCATTCTCAGATCCAAAACAAATCTTATAACTTGTGTTTAAATTTTTTATATCTTTACTGTTCATTTATCGCTTTAAGTGCAGGAGCAGCTTTTCCAGCAGCTTCAGCAACTTGCATTTGTTGTTGCATTTCCATTTGCTGTTGTTGCATTTGTTCCCTTTGCAAGCGAATTTGTTGTACTTGAACATCTGATTTCATAACCTTAGCTGGTATTCCTAAAATATCTTGTATGTATCTTACTAAACCATCTATATCTATGTGATCAAACACAGGTGCCATATTTTGTAAAGAACCAAATATTTCAACACCTCTCATAATTGAGGATAACTCTGAAGTCTTTTGAGCTTTAGCTAATGGTGATACGTATTCTATTTCAATATCTTGATTTCCTAAAAATTCTGGTGGTTGTGGAAATTTTTTATTTCTCAATAGAATATTAAAAGCTCTAGTAATTAATGGTTGTAATAATTCTGATTGTAGTCTTCCAAGAACTGGACCCAACAATCTCATTTTTTCTTCTGTTCTTTGTAATACTTCTGTTGCTGTCATTTGTGGACCAGTGCTTGTCATTAACTGATCAACGAAAAAATTCTCTCTGATTGCTTTGCGTCTTTGTTCTTCCATATTTAAACCTAATGGATTGTTAGCTCCAATATTCATTGGTTCAATTTTATCTCTAGTTCCAGCTCTATAGTAATTTAATCCTCCAGGTATAGTTCTTATTGGTAAAAGAAAACCATCATCAGGTACAAGCAGCGGAGGATCTATTTGTTTTTGTGCAGCTCTAATAGTTGTTTTAGACATTGTATTTAACATCTTAACATCTGCTAAAGCATTCATCGCAGGTGATCTTCCATAAATTTCGTTAGATGCTTTTAAGTATCTAGGCACTACATAAGGAAACTCTTCGTAACCACCTTCTTTTAAAACTGCTCCACTATCTGGATCTACATAAATTGAATAATAAGGTTTACCTTTATTACCCTTTGCAATTCCAAATTCTTCGTTTGGCATTACTAAATGTAATATTGGAACTTCATCATGTGGATATGATTTTGCTTTGTCTTTTAAATTTTTTGGTAAGTTTGCTTCACCGAATTTTAACATTACTGTTCTAGCAGGTAGATAGAATTTTCTAAGCATACTATCCACCATACCTCGCTCATCTTCGGTAATAAAAATTTCTGCAATATAAATAGTTCTAAATCTTAGATCGTCATTAATATCTTCTTCAATCAACATTGCTGCTGTACCAAAAGAAATTAAATCATGGTATAGTTCAAATATTTCTTGTTGAAAATTAGATGAAGAAAAAACTTTGTACATAATGTCTGTACAAGATTCTAACCATTCTTTTGCTTCATCATCTTTATCAAGTTGATTATTTCTATATTTTAAATAAAAAAATGGTGATGCAATATTAGTTAGCATTCCATGTAATGATGCTGACAATAATTCTAAAGAATGAATTGCTGTACCATCAAAAATTAGTTCGTGTCTTTTGTCTCCCTTAGATCTTTTTTTTGTAATGTCTGCTTTTCGCGGCATCATATAATCCGCAACTTCTTGCCAATGTTCTTCCCAAGTTTGACGTTGAGTATTTAAACTTTGGTATCTATCCAATACCAATTTTGCTTTTGGATTCATTGCCATATTATGCGCCTAATAAAGTTTTAGTAGAAAGAGTAGTCTGATCGCTTACACCAGAAGGTGATGTAAGTATAGTCATAGATCTTCCTCTTCTTTTTGCTTTAATTAATCTTGATGCTTCTCCCTGATCAACTTCTGCTTGAGTTGGTGATGAAATAGGTTGTGGTTTTGGAGCATCAACTTGTGGAGCTGCTGCTGGTTTTGCTCCAGCAAATGAGCTTATGACTGATTTAATTGGTGATGTAACTCCTCCCATATTATTCTCCTAGTAAAGTTTTTTTCTGTAAAGTTTCTTCTTCTGTCAATCCTTGCGCGCCAGTTAAAATTGTAGATGCTCTTCCTTTACGTTTACGTCTAATCTCAGCTTGTTGTGCAGCAACTTCTTCTGCTCGCGCTTTGTCATCATAAGCAGGCGGAGGAGCTGGCGGCGGCGGAGGTGGTGGCGGAGCTGGAGCTTTAGGCATTAAAAATCCCATAACTATTCTCCTAAAAATTTTGTTAAGTTTTGTAACATGTTAAATCCATATTATATTATTTGCCATTGGTAAATAGCTTATTTAGAAAATATCTTATACTCAGAATCTGTAGCTCTAGGCATAGAGGTGCTTTTATTTAGCACTTCATTTACAGACAATGCTAAATATCTAAATGCATCTGCAGCATGAGAAGACCAGGCATGTACTGGCTTGCTATGAAATATCTTCATCTTTTCGTTATATTTTCTATGGTAGTGTCTTAATGCATCAACTAGATGTTTACAATTATCCATGTCAATCCAGCATCTAGGTAAGATCATTTTAGCTGAATGAATCCCATCTTCCAGCGGCAGCTTCGGCAAAATTTTAAAATTAATACCTAGCTGATAAGCTACATCTCTTCTAGTCTTGCCAGAAGAAAATTCAGTAACTTCTATATCATGCGGTGCATAATGCGTTTTATAAAAATAATCTTTCTTGCTAACAATATCGCAGTAGTGTGGTAAACCTTCTTTGTTGTTTTCGTAGTAATCTATTATATGAATTGCAGCTCCAATTTGTTGGTAGAATATTATAGCTGTAGAATCTCCAACTCCAATATCCCAAGATGTATTAACTGGGAATGCCGGATTGTAAGGAACTCTAGTTAATTGTTTTTTATCTTCTAAATCTTTAATAATAGATCCGAAAATAGATCCTGATATATTTGCTATCCATGAGCATTCAAATTCTTGTTGATATTTTTCTTCTCCCATTTGCTCTCTTGCAGCTTTTAATTCTCCTTCATCAACTATGTTTGTTTTGGATGCTGGAGCTGTATAAGCAAACCAATCATCATGGGTTAATGCATACTGATATAATTCATAAAA